GTTCTTGTCGATGGCAAGATCACCCGCTTCCTCGGCTTCGACATTGTCGTTTCCGAGCGCCTTGCGGTTGCTTCCAGCATCAGGAACTGCATCGCGTTCGCGAAGTCGGGCCTCTACCTCGGCATCTGGCGCGACATGACCAACATCGCCAGCCAGCGCAACGACCTCTCTGGTCACCCCTACCAGATCTATACCCAGACTTCGTTCGGTTCGACCCGCACGCAGCCGGGCAAGGTTCTGCAAGTCAACTGCGCCGACTCAACCGGCGCTGACATCACTCCGTAAGGGACATTGAGCAATGGCTGCTGACTCTGTTAAATCCGCCTCGGTCACCACTCTTGACAGTGTTGGGACGGCTTCCGCTACCCAGCTTACCGAGGGCATCGGCGGGCCGGGCCGCGAGGTCAACCACTCGGACTATGTGGCCGCTACTGCCGCCGGTCTGGCTTCGACCTCCTCGCTCTACAAGATGGTTCGACTGGCGACGACTACCGTTCTCAAGGACGGATGGCTGTTCACCAAGGGCCAGATGGACAGCAACGGTTCTCCGACGCTGGCCGTGGACCTGGGGGCTTACTACTCGGATAGCACGACTGACGGAACGCCTGCCTCCCTCCAGGGTACGCAGATTTCCGCCAACTGCTTCGTTGCCGCCAAGGCGTTCGCCCAGACCACTTCGGGATCGAAGATTGACGCGCTTTCTAATCTGGATGCCAATCTTCGCACCTCGCCCTTGTGGAAGCAGGTCGGCCTCACTTCCGATCCGGGTGGATACATCGACGTTGTTCTTGCTGTTCATACCGCAGCGGCGACTGGCGTTGCGGGGAATATCAGCATCAACCTTTCGACGGTGAATTAATTTCGGGGTCTCCCCGAGGTCGCCGACCTCTGGTCTTGTCCTCCTTAACGGGGTCGGCGACCAAACCATTAGGAGCCATGAATGGCCAGTGTCTCGCTAAGTTTCTCGGTCGATAAGATCGAAAACCTGAACCCGGAGAACATCACGGTCGGGACTTCGGCTCCGGGTGCGGGAGACATTGAGCTTCGGGTGAACACGGCAAACGTGCAGAGCCTCAAGCAAATCTTCCTCGCGCTCGAAAAGCTCGACTGGTTCGTCAACGACCAGAACTACGGTCCCAAGACTTTCAAGGAGCTGTAATGCGCGCTCACGAGAGCTTCGCATGGAGCAACATCAGCGCCACACCGGCCCAGTTCAGCCTCCTTGGCGGAACTTATGCTCTGGATGCGGTCGCGACATGGGGCGGCGGGTCGGTCAAGCTTCAGCGCGTAGGCCCTGACGGCTCTACCCTGATCGACGCAGCCACGTCCATGACGGCCAATGGAACGTCTGGGGCGTTGAGCCTCACTCCGGGCAAGTATCAGCTCACGATTGCCACGGCCACTGCTGTCTATGCGAGTGTAACCCGCATTCCAGGAGAGTAACCCGTGGCGGAATATCGCGTCCCTCTGGACATCGCCAACCGGGCTCTCGATCACTGCGGCGTTCCCAATATCTCCGCATTCACGGATGACGCGAAGGGCGCTCTCTACACCAACGCGGTCTATGACAAGCTTCGTGTTGCCGAGCTTCGCCGCAACGTCTGGCGCTTCTCCGTAAGGAAGGCGGCGTTAAGAGCTGTGGATGAGGCCACGATGTTCCTCGTTCCTGCCGCGTGGAGTTCCACTGCGGTCTACCCGCAAGGCTCCATCATCACCTACAACAATACCTTCTATTTCGCGGCGCAATACGTGCCTGCGAACACGCCTCCGGGTAGCCCCGATGAAGCGTACTGGACGGTCTACTTCGGTCCGCAGACCGTCACGAAATACGATTCCACGACCGAGTATTACGCCGGTGAGCTTGTCTACAACGTCGTGGCAGGGACGGTGAACGTCTACCAGTGCCTGATTTCCGGGACCACGGACGACCCCACGGCGGGAGCAATCGCTTGGGATTCGGCGACGACCTACAACATCGGCGACACGGTCTCCTATTCCAGTTCCACATGGCAGTCGAAGGTCGATCTCAACACGGATAACACCCCTTCAGAAGATACTTACTGGACCGCCGTTCCCGTCACCAATCAGGCCGCGACCCAGATCGGACAGGGCTGGCTACAGATCAACGCCACGGTCCGATACCAGCGGTTCCAGTATCCGATTGACGCCGGACCTCGGGACCAATCGACAAGCCGCAACGTCTTTCGTCTTCCGTATGGGTTTCTGAGGGAGGCGCCGCAGGACCCCAAGCAGGGTGTTGCGTCCTATCTCGGGGCTCCCTCTGGCCTGCCCTACGACGATTGGGTGTTCGAGGGTGACTATATCACGACCTCGGATAGCCAGGTCATTATCCTAAGGTCCGTCGCTGACATTCAGGACGTTAGTCAAATGGACCCGATGTTCTGCGAGGGGCTGGCTGCAAGAATAGGACTGGAGATTTGCGAGCCGCTTACCCAGTCGGATTCCAAGCTCGGAACGATCAGCCAGATCTACAAGACCATGATGGGGGACGCCCGCAACGTCAACGGGATCGAGACGGGTTCCGTAGAGCCGCCTCTGGACGACTACATTACGTGCAGGCTCTGACATGGGGACCGCTTCGTTCGCCCAGACATCTTTCCTTGGCGGGGAATGGAGCCCTCAGATGCAGGGCCGTTTCGACCGGGAAGACTATCGCACCGGCTTAAATGTCTGCCTGAACGTCATCCCGATCGAGGAGGGAGCTGCTCCGCGTAGGTCGGGGACTCGTCTCGGGGGCATCACCCGTAGCGGGGCCTATGCGGTCCTCAGGGAATATAACGTCGATCAGGCGCAGCCCTATCTGCTGGAACTTTCGGAAAACAAGCTGCGCTTCTGGAAAGCCGGTGCTGAGCTATGCACCCACGCCGGAACGTCGATAACGGATATTTCTACCGATGATCCTGCGGTGTTCACGTCCGCTGGCCACGGAATGTCCACGGGCGACCAGTGCCTCTTCACTCTTGAGAGCGCGACAACCTACGCGGGGATAGATCAGGTTCTCGGTCGCCAGTTGTCGGTTACGGCTCTCGACACAGACACCTTTACCGTTGTCGATGCGCTGACCGGTGCATTGATTGATGGATCGCTGATCGACTTCACGACGCTTACCAATCTCGTCGTCTACAAGATTTTCGAGCTATCCACCTCCTACGCGGAAGGCGACTTGCAGCAAGTCCGCATCCTTCAGGATGGCACGAACGCGCTCCTGTTGCACAACAAATACAAGCCGCAGACGGTGGTTGTCACAACCAACACCGATGGCACGTTCAATACCGCGACTATCGCCAACACTGTCTTCTACGATGGGCCGTATCTCGACATTCCTTCGGACGGCACCACGCTCACCCCCAGCGCAACGTCTGGGTCGATAACGTTCACGGCCTCGTCTGCCGCCAGCATTAATTCCGGGAACGGGTTCCAGGCCACAGACGTGGGGCGCATGTTCCGCATATTCTCAGAGCCTGCCGCGTGGGCCTCGGGGACGGCCTACTCGGCGGGGAATCTGGCCAAGGAGGCCGGTACCTACTGGAAGGCGGTTCAGGCCTCTACCGGCGTCCAGCCCAGCACAGACAATGGAACGAACTGGGTCATAGATCCCACTGCAGCGGCGTGGACGTGGGGCACGATCTCTTCGATCACGTCCGCTACACAGTTCGTCGGCACGCTTCACGCGGCAGTCGCATACCCGGACAATACGGCGGGAGGAAATCTGCTCTATACCAACCCCGCTGTAGCATGGCAGCTCGGGGCTTACTCGGATACGACCGGGTATCCGTCCACGGGGGCCTACTATCAGGGGCGCGTCTGGCTTGGGGGAGCAGTAAAGAATCGCTTCGACGCCTGTGTCTCTAACGACTTTGCGACAAACGGCTACATCAACTTTGCACCCACGGGTCTTGATGGGACCGTTGCCGACAATAGCGGCATTTCAGGCACTCTGAACGCGCGCGAGATTGAGAACTTCCTGTGGATGGTCCCGGATGAGCAGGGCGTTCTCTGCGGAACCCAAAGCGGTGAATGGATCATCGCCTCTTCCTCGCTCGGAGAGCCGATCACACCGACCTCGATCCTTGCCAGAGAAACGAGCCATTACGGTAGCCTCAACACCCCTGCCATCAAGATCAACCGCGCCACCATCTTTGCACATAGAGACGGGCGAAAAGTCTACGAATATATGGCGAACTACTTCACCCAGAAGTTCGTCGCCGACAATCTCGCTTTAAAATCCAAGCACCTGACCAAGCCCGGCATTGCCGAGATGGCCTACATGCGGGAACTCACTCCAGTTATCTGGGTCCGGCTTTCCGATGGGGGATTGATCGGCTGCACCTACAAGCATGACGATCCGATTAAGCCTCTGGAATTTGCGGGCTGGCACCAGCACCAGTTGGGGACCGGAAGAAACGTCATTTCCATCCAAGGGGGACCAGCCAACGGAGGGGAAACCGACACCCTCTCGATGGTCACTCAGGACCCGGTTACGAGCTATTGCTATGTCGAGTTTCTTCAGACGCTTTGGGACGATGACGATAGCCTTGTAACAGCCTGGTATCTTGACGGCGGTATCAACGTAGCCGCAGCCGAGATGATCGATAGCGAGACGATCCGGCTTTATGGTCTCTGGTACATGGCTGGGGAGACCATCTCCATTTGGGGAGCGGGTCTCGATTTAGGTGACTACACGGTATCAGCAGGGGGGACGGTAGACCTCACCCTCGATGTTGCCGGGTCTCTGTTCACAACGCCTTATCTGGCGAGCCTTTCCGCCGCCGGTTGCACATCGCTGTCTGTAGATTTTGCGGCCCCCGCCGACTCCGGAGCGCCGGTCACAACCTATGTGATGGAAGCCAAAGAGAACTACGACTCCACCCGCGTCTCCTACATCGCGGGGCTTTCATCCTACTCAAGCGTCAATCTCTGCACCAGCCAGAACCACCAAGGGATTCAGTGGGACCCCGTTCGCCGCAAGCTCATGTATATCTATGCGGAGAACACTCCCAGTTCACCGACGACAAATACTACAGGACATACCCTGTGGGATGGCCAGACCGCCTATGCCAATGGAGCCGCTTTAAGCAGGGCCACCCACTTCAATACCTCCGTCTGCGTCAAGGACATCGATACCGACGCCGTAACCTTCTATTCGACATACGATAGTACCAAGACAGTTCCATCTGGTATTGGCGGAAGCGATGGAACGTATCGTAGGTGTACGCTGGATTTCCACGCCAATTCCGTAAATGACGGCGGCAATGGTCCGGGAATGACGGACCCATATACTGGTAACTTCTGGATCAATTCGCAGTCGTGCGAGCTGTATTGCTTTAGACTTCAAGACAATTACGCGCAGATTATTTCGCCGTTGTTTCCGGTTCACGGTTCGGACAATGCTGTTTCTCCGGTTGGATTTACGACCACCGGGGCAACGGGTCCGTGGACGTTCGGGCGGGAAATCAACCAGACCGTCGATCCGACCTCGGCCTACCTCTATCTCATTCCCAAGGACATTACCTCAACCGAGACCACGCACGACTATCTGCTGGCCTACGCGACCTATT